GGCAATACACCACGCTGGTAATCAGAGATACCTGACACTCTATCCATATCTGCCTGAATAAGTGATGACTGATTATAAAAGTCAGGCGGGTTAATTAGGGCAGGCATTGGATAAACGACATTAGAGATGTTCTCATCACCCTTGACAGGAACCATGGCGTTGTCCTCATCCGAGGAAAGTGCAGCACGACCGAAGTCATCAAAGGCATTCTCCTTGAACAAGTACTTGCGGCTGTAACGCTTACGGTGGTTCATCATCTGCGTACGAGTCTCGTTGAGTTCGTATTGCAACGGTTCAATAGCCTCTAGTTCACCCATTGGGTAGAAGAAACCTGGAATGTCATAATTCCGTAACATTGTAAAAGGATGACCAAAAGCAAAAGGAATGTCTTGGGGCTTGACTAGGAACTTGTCTCCGCCATCAGCAGAGAACACACACATAGTCTTCTTAGCAATGTCGTAATACTCAACAATGTCGCAATATGCTTCTTGACTGTTGATGTCACTGTAAAGAGTCTGTGAACGTCCAGAACCATTTGTTTGCCATGTGTCTGTGTAAGAACTAGCAGTTACTTCTTGACGAGCCGAATAGTCATAACGCTTATCGTTCTTGACGTCCTTAAGAGGGCGACGAATACGTTGAGCAATCCAGCGAATATCCTTCATCGTGGTGCCTTGACTGTCAACAAACATATTGAACGGGTCTATGCGCTCAATGAATGGGCGGTCTTCCGTAACAACAATGTCAGTTTCAGCAAAGTTAGTAGGCTTATCTTTATCCGCTGCTTCGTCGTCCGTGTCTTCTATGACAACATCTTCTTCAACGTAACGGTAACCAGACTTAACCCATCCGTGACCAATAATCAAAAAGTCTCGTACTGCTAACTGAAACTCTTCTTGGCACTCGTAGTGTTCCCACCAGTAGTTGACAATTGCTTCAGCAATAACTGACTGGTCAGCATCCTCTGGTCCACGAGGACTAACAATAATCTTTGGGCGACCAATAGATACTGATGGATACAGGATGTTAATAGTAGCAAAAGCCATGTTGACAAGCATTCTGTCAAAGGGGACAGCGTTGTTATATTGCTTTCCGCGGTACAAGTTGATAAGACGTGCCCACGTTTGTGAATAGTTGTCGGTAACTATACGTCGTGAATTACCGTATCGTTGACGGTACTCATTGAGTAGTTCCGAGTGTGATTGCCTAGCCATATTTATTTCTCCTTCATAGAAACTAAGCCTTCACCTATGGCTGCCAAACGACAGTAACCACCAGGCTTGACTTTGATTGTAATAATGTGACAGTTCTTTTCTTCGGGGCAATAGAATGCACAGTTGCCACACATGACTCCCTTAGATGCATTTTCTTTGTTATCTTCTGGACCGACATAACCAACATAGATTCCGTTGTCGTCTTCGTCTGACAACTTGCCGTACTTCTCAACGATTTCGTGCAGGCTTGCTACATACATTGATTCTGCTGGAGCCAACTTGATTACTGGGTTTGTTACGTACTCCATACCATCTTCTTCTGATTCACCTGATGCTTCGCCAACGTTGATTGCGATAGTAAAGGCTTTGCCCATTGGTGTGTCATCGTATTTCATTCTGTTTCTCCTAAAAGTCGGTTTACTCTTTCATAGAATGCCTGTGAACTAACGCGCAATTGTTTGCGGATTGCTTCTTTATTTGCTCTACCCTGCACCATTTTAAGAAGTGCAGCGTCATCTATTTCATTAAAAGCGGCTAAGGCAGAATCGCCTCGTCCAGGAATACGCGTGCCAGCGTTTTGAATCTCACTCAACCTGTTTTGCCAGAGTTTAAAGTCTGGACTCCCAAGAGCCTTTCGGGCATCAATAGTGCCAAGTTGGCGAATCAATTCTACAATTTGGTCATCGTTTAACATATTCAAACGTTGATTAGCCCATGGGTCACCAATACCTGCCATACCTGAGTCGCGGACAACTTGTGGTAATGTTTCTCCTGCAAATTTGCGTTGTAAAGCATCATCAAGTACTTGGCTTACTGCTTCCTTAAAAGGAATTCCAACATCATTCAGTTTTTGTGCTTCCTGTATAATAAATCGGTATTCATTTTCATTAACATATTGCAGAATTTCGTCACGAATAAGGTCAGGCGGATTCATCCGTTGTCCCGCAATTCTTGATGCTGCAAAAGCCTCTACCTGTGGGTATAACACTGGGTCATTTAACATCTCAACAAGCGTTATATCAGGACTGAAACTAGACAATGGGTCATTAGGATTGCCTTGTGCACGAACAATCTTGTCTCGTATGTAGTTGTAAGCAAACGTAGCATTGCCATCACCAATGGCATCTGGGACACCTGGTTTGGCGGAGTTTGTAAATATCTTTCGCAATGCAGCGTCATCGCCCATTTCCATAACACGACGACGAGCAAAAAGGTCTTGTAGTGCTTCTGCGGTTAATGGAATGCCACCCTCAATAACTTTCTGTGACCCTGTTACGGCAAGTGATTGGCTGGTTGGAATATTAATATCGGTTCCTGTACGAGACTTTGGGCTTCGTGTAAAATAAGCAGCAGGGGGATTATCGTAAAGAACATCAAACATTCCAGTATTGGTCATCTGACGATTACCTAGTATTCCTTCAATAATTCCTGGTTGAGTAGCGTCCCACATATAACTATTCCCAGGAATTGAGTCACCACCGACAGTAGTTCCCTGACCTGCTTGACGAGGAATAATACTTTTTGTGCCAGCGGGCAAATCTCCAGGCACATTGACGTGGATGCCATACTCGTAAGGATTAAAGCGCGCACCTGGGTTTGTAATATTATTTCTAACTGCAGAAGTACCAGCAGTCATTCCAGCCTTTGCTACCGAACCAACAGCAATGGCATTAAGGATGTCTTCTAAGGCAGTAGAAAATAACTTACCTTCACGATAGTCATTGATGTAATTAATACCTGGTTCTTTGGTATCAACATAAGGTAGAACGTCAACAAGGTTTGAGCCTGTGCTTACAATACTCTTACCCATCCCAATAGGGATACTTTGAATACCTTCTGTTAGAATTAAGTTACTCAGGTCTTCACTTTGTTGTGTGCCAGGAATAAACGATGCTCCTGTATTGTATAACATGGAACCAAGACCTTTAACATTACCCCAAAAACTACCGTCTGGTTTAGGTTGAGTAATTGGACCAGCGGCTTCGGTCATAATTGGAATATCTGAAACTGGCGTTGTTCCACTAAAACCTTGAGATGCTGCATATTGTAAAAAAGCAAGACGACGACGTTCTGCTTCTCTTTCCATTTGGTCTGCTGAAGCCATTACTTGTCCTTTCTCTTATTACGTTCGGAGATTGCTTTTGCTTTTGCGCGAGCATCTGCCTTAGACCTTGCGCCCCAAGCGTATAAAGACAAAAGTAACCGTGTTGGTTCTCCATCTTTGTCACGCTCGGGACCAGGCATATTGCCCATGCGGGCTAGGAATGAAGCGCGTCGTGGGTTGTCACCAGACTTGACTGGTGCCTTCAAGTCGCTACCAGGATTAGCCTCTTCGTAGGACTTGCGTCCTTTTTCGTTGAGACCACCTTTAGCGTTCTTACCCTCTTTGCGAGTCCATGCCTCAGATGACATTAATAAGGCATACCTTTTGCTGGGCTAGGCTTTTTTGCTGCTGGCGTACCAGCCTTGGGCTGATTAAAAGTACCATCTGATTCTCGTGGGTCTACTTGAATCGTTCCTGGTACTCTCTTCTTTTCATTCGGTACTTTCATACCGCTTTTCGCAGCAGCAGCAGCAAGGGCAGCCTTCTTTTTGGCTAGTGCATCAGCATCCATAGCAGCATCTTTGCCTGCTAGTGCATCTTCGTAAGCCTTTTCCATTGATGATTTATCGGGCATTTTGTTTCTCCTTAAAGGGTTTTGGGTACTGTGGGTTTAATTCTTACAGGGCGCATAGAATCGTAATAACTATCAGTCTTACGAGGCTTGCGGGGTCTTTTGTCTGGTTCAACAATTACACCAGGGATTCTTCCTTCTCCTTCGGGAGTAAAGTCGGGTCCTGGTCTAGTTGTGTGAGTGTCTGGAATAACAATGTTTTCAATAACTTCCCGAGGAATAATTACTATTTCATCGCCTTCTGGTAGCCATGAGCCATCTTGATAGTCTGGTCTATTAGTAAATTTCTCAAACCAATCGGTCACCCACGAACCTCCACCAGAATCAACGGGCACTAGATAAGTACCAGTGTCTTGTTTGCCTGAGGCATCAGCGTAGGGAACACCTTCGTCATCTTGTCTACGGCTAGCCATTTGGTATGCCTTGCTTAAAGATGGATTAACTGATTTTTTATCGGGCATGTCATTTCTCCTTGTTGAGGTGCCAATCAATATGACCCTCTAGTCGGTTATCTACCTTGTCAACTGTTTTAATTACTTGCTCCAGTAATTCTCTGGACTCGGCGTGCTGAGAACTGTTCTCTTTACGTAAGTTATTAATAATTACACCTAAAGGTCCTACAATAAACGCGACAACTAGGGTAACCCAGACTGGCTCCATGTTAAATTAGTTCAGCCCGTGCTGGAATCTTTTCAATCTTTCCTGCTTTGAACGCTGGCGAATCTTCGTAGTAGCGTTGTTGTTCACGAATAGTCGGTCCAGAGAACACTTCACGTCCGTGAGAGAAGCCCAATCGGACTCCTTTAAGGTGGCATGCGAAGCAAAGACCCCTCTTGAGGTCGTTTTCAGAGGTAATAGAGTTTCCACAGATGCAATTTTTCATGTATTCTCCTATCTAATAGCACTTTTCTTACATTGGCTAGGCTTATGAGACGTTAAATGACCCGATAACAAACTTCTGCGCCTTTGGCTTCTCCACCTTGGAGGCAAACCAGTCAAAGGAAAAGATGGGCGCTTCAATCTTTGGGCGGTATTCTGCGTGCCAAACGAACTTAAGCATCTGGTTAGCAATGGCTAAAGACATTACGCAGTCGTCGTGAGGTGACCCGTGAGTAGAGCCGTTGTCGTCACGAACAAAGGTTTTGAGTTCGGCTATGGTGTTTTCATCGTTAATCTCTAGCACGCCATCTCTGATGTTTGCGTTGAGTTCGTCAATCGCAAGGGGCTTTGACAAGGTGGTGGTTCTCCAACCTAGGGTTTCTGAGGCTTCGGCATTGCGTTGATTAAGTCGTCGTTGACGGTAGATGTTGGGATAGTTTGCTTTATGTAGGCTGGTCAGGGTAGTAAGACCGTGGTTGTTGGACTCAACGCCAACGAGTGCTCCGTTATAGAAGTAGCCTAGACCGTACAGGATTTCACCAAATTTGTCTGGGTCAATATGTCCGTGCCAATGGGCAACAATCTGTCCAGATTTAGCATTGATGACGTGAGCACTAGAGAAGTCTCCACGAGCCAGACCTTCTGCTACGTCAGCACCGATTGTGTACACGCCTTCATGTACTGGCAGTTTCCATATTTTAAGGCTTCCGCCATTTTGCTCATAGATATAAGAGTTCAGTCCCGATTGCAATTCTTTTAAATAGCCTCGTTGGGGTTTTTCTATTACTTGGCGGTGAAGTGCCTCAATGTCAAATACAGGACGTCCAGAGCGAATGAAAGCCTCATCTGGGTTAGATGGGTACTCTTGATGCAACTGCCAGTCGGGGAGTTCTTTAGCCTGCGCTTCGTACCAGTCTTCGCCTCTATCTTCGTTGGCTGACCAAGGGAAGAAGATGCCTGTGAATCGGTTAGTGCCAGTCTGGCTCCCCATCCATAGGTTGTAGAAGATGTTGCCTTCACCCTTAGCGGTAGACAGACAGATAACACGACCACCAACGTCAGCAATAGGTTCAATGGCTGCCCATGCTTCTTCAGGGTTAGGCAAGAACGCCATCTCGTCAATGATAACTAGGAATACTGATTCACCACGAGCAGGGTCGTTGGCTGAAGGTAGTGACTCAATCAGGCTGTCGTTATCAAACACCATCTTGAGCACGTTGTTCTGAATAAGTTCAGGTCCGCGCTTCTTCAACCAATCAGGTAGAAACTTGTACATATACTTAGTTTTAGATAATAACTTTGATGCTTCGCGCTCAGTCTTTGACAACATGACTACAAAACGGTCTGACCAAAAGTAGGCAGTCCAGAAAGCGTAGGCTGCTGCAAGGGTAGAGAAACCAATCTGTCGTGACTTGAGAACAATGGTGTATCTCTTATCTATCCACGCACGAACGGCTTCCTTCTGTGCTTCACGTAGATTTAACTGAATCTTACCTCTTGATGGGTGCTTGATAAAGACGTAGTTCTCGCAGAAGAAAGTGAATGCTTCTACCAGTTCGTCGGTTGTAGCATTCTCAGGTCCTCGGCACTTACGGAACTTAAACTCGTCAATGAGGTCTTCAAGACTCGCCATCGGTTACCTCTGTTTGTCCAAGTATTAATGGTGGGTAATCCTCTATGTGGTTCCCGTGTTCGTCGTGCAGATGGTCATGAAGAGGTTCTGGTGGTTCGCTACCATTGTTGATAAAAGAACTAATAATCCATTTATCGCCAGAAATAGGAACACAAGATTCATGAAGATGAGTCCAAGTAGCAGGGAAAAGAACAATACGCCCCGCCTTGGGTGTGACTGCTATTTCGTGTATGGGGAAGTTTGTTTCTCCACCAATTTCAACATCTGCTAAATAAATAACTACTGCTAAAACCCTGTCGCTAACAGTGGATTGATGCATCGGAAAACAATCAACGTGATGTCTGTAGTAACCCCGTGATTTGTCGTACTTCTGAACTTGATAACCAGAATCAACGACATTGACCCAATGGTCTAGGTGATTATACTTTTGTTTGTATATGGCAATGGCAGAACTAAGAGCGTCCCAAATTTCTTTATCTAATGCAACATCGGTTATTGTCCACTCGCGTTGATGTTCATTAAAGTTGGCTGAACTATAATGTAAATCAGTACTTAACTTTGTTTTTGGACTAACTCCACCAAGGGTTACACCAGGAAAAGAATAACTCCAGATTTCATGCATCCTTGATAAAAACTTATGACAAAAGTCTGCACTTAACAAACCGTCAACAACCTGAATAAGCCCTGCTTTACCAGCGGGGTAATCAATATTAATGTTCATATTTGTTCCTTCTAATGTTCGCCAAAGTTTCTGGCTTTACTAAATTTATCCAATAACCATTCTTTAAACTCTTCAGTCAAATCAGGAATTGGCTCTTCTGTTCGTTCAAGGGCATTAGTTTTGCCTTCTAAGAACCTGTTTACTTTTTCATTGGGTACTTCTGAAAGAATCCACTCCTGAATAGTAAGGGGTATATCTAGTATATCACACATTTGAGTTGCCGTAACAGCAATCTCTTCGTTGTTCCCCAGATGCTCGTGAGCGTACTTCCACTCAAGTAGAAATCTAAATTGCTCTTGCAAGG